AGATTCAAAAAGAACTATAATATCATCGTCTGATGTATAGGTTATCTTTGTTTCTAAAAACTCAGCCCTTATATTATTTCTATCATCGTCAGAACTTTCAACAGCAGGATTGTTAGTTGGTTTTGTAATATCTATATTGCTACTTCTAAACCAATCCTCGAAATCATCATAATCCTCATTAGCTACAAATTCTCTATCAAAACGATAGTACCTACTTCCACCTCTACTACCACTACCATCCCTTACGTCTGAAAAAGATATATTTATCACACTTCCAGCAGGTATATCGTAATTTACAAAGCTAATATTCCCAGCAGAATCTTCTACACCATAAAATAAAGGATATAGTAAATTAGGACTTCCTCCTATGCTTCCTATATATTTATAACCATTTACAGCCGTTTGTTCTGAAAGAATTGGTTCAAGTCCTAGAGATAAAGAATCACTATCAGCTCTAACCTGTGGATAATTAATAAAAGTAAAATCTTCGTTTAACACATTTATAACTGAAGAGGATAACCTCATGTACACACCTGTCGGTTCTATTATGTCTTGTTCTTGCTCATTTATATTACCCTCTATAAAATCTTTCTCATTTACTTTTATCTCTAAAACAGTAGCCTTTATTCTTCTTTGCGTAGCACCGTCAGAATCGCTTTTTATATATAAAAGGTCTCCTTCTTTTACTTTATTAATATTTTCTCCTTCTAGTTTAAACCACCAAAAACCATTTGAAGGGTCTTGGAAATAGATATTACTGTAAACAATATCATATAACCCTTTACTTGGCTTAATCAAAAATCTAAAATATCTTGCCCAACTAGGCGGACTGTGTTTCACTTCAGCTCTAACAAAGTTTTTAGTAGTTGACTTATCTGGGGATATATAAACAGTGTTGTTTTGATTAACTAAAGCCGTAGTAGACCTTTTATACTCATCCTGATATTCTATAGCTAATTCAAAGTCTCTATCGCTATGTAAGCTTTGATTACTTGCTTCTTCCAATAAAACAACACCGTTTGAAGTGACCGATAAATATTCTATAACCTCATTAGCAGGTGTTGCAGTTTCTTGATACTTAAAAGCAGGTATCTGTAAGGATATAACGTTGTTACTCTCTGTTATCTTTACAGATTCATCACTAGACGTTATACCTCTATCTTCTATATCCCAGCCACCATCTGTTACTATTTTACAGGTTATTTTGTCTGTTAATGAATAACCGTTTGAGCACTCGTTAATTGCTAAAGAAGACACTACAGTATCTATAAACACAGGGTCTTTTGATAGTGTGTTAGCGTCTGAATAATCCCTTGGTAAGTTAAATGCGTAATCTATTGAGAAATTATTTTCAGCACCATCATAAGTAGAACCGTCAAAATCACTATGATTAACATCGAATGAAACCAACAAAGTAGAGCCATTAGTTAAATCAACCCCATCCAAATCAATATCTATAGTTGAAGAGCTAACGGTTCTGTTATCTCCAAACCCATAACTTACTCCATCTGACTCACTAGATTCTACATCTGTTATTCCTGAGTCTTCAGATATAGCTTCGTAATCAATATCTATAGTTTCATCAACATCATAACCCTCAAGCGTGTTTCCATAGAATATTCTATTACCCATTCTGCACTGAGTCCTAGCTGCACGAGGAACATTATCATATCTTCTCAGAAGTTGGTCATCAGTTAAGGTTGTGTATATTTTCTTATTATCAAACCTTACAACGGCTTTCTCATTATCACCATACAATTGCTCATCTTTGTAAAATCGTTCTATAACGTTTATAATGTTCTGGTCTGATAGCTTAAAGCACAAATCTATAGCTACAACATCCTTGCTTCCTGTATTAAAAGATACATCTACAGCATTAAAAGCATTTTCCATACCCTCCATTAAATATGTAGAGTAGTTTATTTTGAACTTAGATGTTGAAAATGCATAATTACTGAACTGAGACAAAGCTGAATATTCTCCGTCTTTATATCTATACCTATAAGCAAACGATATGAACTTATCTTTAATATAATTCTGTTCAGAAGAATTAACAATAAGATTTATCTCTGGTGCTTTTTCAGGTGGTGCAACGATAACATTTAACTCGTTAGCATCGTTGCCACTATAATTCCTACTTATATTTATTCTTCTTGGAGGGTTTTCATCATCAGTAAAAAACAATAACTCGTCAATTAGGTCGACATCATTTATTCTTATTTTATCGTCAAAACCCAAATCACCTACATAGTGATATCTTAGTGTGTTGTTGTTGAAATCAAAAGAAGATATGATATCTACGTCTAATGTAGGGTCTGTAGTAAACCAATATAAAGTTTCATTAGCCCCATCTTCAAACGAACCTATGGTTTTAGCATTGCTAGACAAAGGCTGACCGTTATAAGTTAAAGATGCTATCTCTGTGTTTCCAAGAGTATTTTTAGCAGAACCACCTTCAGGCTGTGAGTCTTGAGTGATATCTATGTTTAAAGCATCTTTATATACTCCTTTAGGTAAAAGTCTTTCATCTAGGTCTTTATTCATTTTAGACCCTATAAAATTCCTTTGTATCTCCATACTACTTAATGTGTTTATCTCTACCTCTTAAAGGCATTAGTAAAGATTTAGGGTCTAAGTTTGTTATTCTTATCTTAGCGTTATTAAGCAATGCTCTTCTTTTATTTTTAAAACGTCTAACTATATACTCGGGAGTATTTCTTTTCGTAGATAGTATAGCGTAAAGAATGTAGTTGTACAAATACTCCTCAAACATCTTATTAACCTTTATCCTGTCGTCATCTCCTTTTTCCATACCATCAGAGACATACTCTAATATGATTGTCTCACCAGACACTGTAGAGTCTAGATTAATAACACCCTCCCTCTTATTTATCTTATAAGTAGGGTTAGCATTAGCTGTTGCCGTGTTAAGTCCGAACCTATGAGATACTGGGTAATTAAAGTACCAATAACCATCAACATAATATCCATAATTGCCATGCTGTTGTCCATCTCCTAAATACTTAGTTTTTTGAACACCGTCTAATCTGTCTTGGTCTAAGATAGATGTACCAGTTAGAACGTTTCCTTCGTTATCAAATAGAACGTTGCAGTCGTTATCTTGAAGATAAGAAGTTGCGTAATTCGTGTCTTCGTTCTCAACCATAGGTCTTAACTCTTGGTTTTTATACAAAGATATTCTTATAAAGCTCACAAAATCAGGAGGCAATACCACAGTCAAATTATCACAAACTGACAACTCTATAATCTTAGACTCTTTTAGCGAGTCATAATTAAGTTCCTGTATTCCTCTCTTAGCGTGAAATAAAACCTTATATCTGTCTATTTTATTTATAAGCTCATCCTCACCAACATACATCATCATGAAGTTGTTAACCAAATCATACAAGCTTATGTACTGATAACTTCCTAAGTTTTGGTCTTCAGGTGCGTTCCCTTCGTTTTCGTAATATTTATAGTCAGTTATATATGCCATTACTGTTCTTGTTGTATCTCTTTAGTCTCTTCTCCTGTTCCAAAATTATAAACATCAGCCTCCCTTATGGATAACCCTGCAAACTGACATATCTTACTTATGAGCGTAGGCTCAAAGCTTTTAGGAAGTTCAAAGTCTTGATAGTCTGAAGATGATGGGTCAAACATAGGCTCGCCATTTACAGATGATGGGTCGAACATAGGCTCTCCATTTATTATATTTATGTAAGTCCACTTAGGGTCTTTAGGATGTCTAATATAGTGACAACTTACGTTAGATGTTATATTTTCAGGATAAACAACTATTTTATTTCCTACTAAAGTATATGCAGGATATTGAGTTGTAGGAGCTGTAAGGTTAGACGATAATAGTTTCAATATCTTAGAGTTGGTAACTTTTTCCACTTCATTACCTCCGTATCTTACTTCATCCAATAAATACACATCACTAGGTTTAGTGAACTCATTATCAGATATATTAGATAATGGTGCTACTTCTGAAAAAATCTCTATTACCTCTTTCAA